AATCTTTAATAGTTAAAGTTTCTGTGTAATCAGCATCCTGGTCAATAGTGATGTTTTGTATTGTTGCCATTAGTCAAATTCCTATACATTAAATCTTTCTTATATTTATAAGTTTTTAATATACTATTTAGATTTCTTACAGCCTGAAGGTAATCCAAGTTTTTCTCTTCCGTCAAATAGATTTACATCTTTAAACTGACCATCTACATTATTATAGTGTAAAAAGACTTGACCACAAACATCGCCCTCAAAAGGCTCTCTCCAGTGTTCTAAATCACAACCATTATATACTAACATATCTCCTACTTCAAGATCAACTCTTGTACCTATTGGCGCATTAGGTTTATGTATATTTTTATACTCATCTATTACATTATCACTACCTGTTTCATCTATGAATATTGACCATGGATCACCCCCTAAATGAATAGTAGTAGATATCTCACAACTTGGTCGATCTTTATGTCTTTTTAATATATCGCCTTTTTTATATGTCCTCGCATAAGAATATGTTGGCACTAATTGTAATCCTGTTTCTTGTTGCATTTTTGGTAATACTTTCATCATTAGAGTTTCCATTACAAAATCTGCATAACAAGCATAAGTATTAGGAATTTGTTTATCTTCCCATGTTCCAAGAATAGGAGACTGTGAATGTATATTGTTTTGATACATAAAATTAACAGCATCCCGTTTAAGTAAGAAGTAATTAAATATAAAATTAGCTAATTCATAAGAAATTGCATTTTTAATTACTTGATATTTTTTTGTTTTAAACATATTATCTCCTTATGTAATCATGCATTTTTGCATAAAATTAAAGCTTACAGATATTCTTATATCATTAGAATCATTAGGATCCACACAATGATTTAACCAAGAAGGAAACATAATTAAACGTCCTGCTTTAGGTTCGTAATGATGTTCTCTCCATAGTCTATCAGGTTTAGATACATCTTTTTGTTTAGGTCTTGACATCAATGCAACTGATCTTGGATCTTCTATTTTTAATTTTCCAGAATTTTTAGGTGCTTTTATATAATAGACACCAGACCATAAAGAATTAGGATGTATGTGTGCTCTATTACTTCCACCTGGTGGATTTATATTAGCCCACATATTACCTAGAAAAGGTTCACTTTCATAATATTCTTGATCGTAAATAGTTTTTTGTGATGAATATAACATATCTACAAGTTTTGCATATTCAGGTAACTCATTCATGTCGGTTGTTGAGTGCCAACCTTTAATATTGGTTCTAGTTAAACCTTTATCTTTATTTGCCCAATTCATAATATCTCTTTCAAGTTCTTGATTGAGAGTTGGATGTTCTATATCTGCAATGTAGATAGGTGTTGGAAAATATAATTCTCTAAACATTATTTAAAAGGTGTGCCTCCGAACCACATCACAAGTGATTTTCTAGTACCACGTATTATTGGTGTAACTCTATGATTTATAAATGAAGCAAAAAATGCTGCTTGACCTTGTTTAAGTTTTATAAAATTACCTGGTTTTGTTAATTCTAAATCTCCACCTTCAAATTCTGACTCAGGAGATAATAAACAAGTCATTGATATTTTTCTAACAGGTGGCTCATGACTCATATTAACATCATTATCAACGTGCCATTCATAAAAACCTCCCTCTGGATATTCTGTGTATTGTGCCATTTCTGTAATAGCCATTCCATCAAAACCAAAATGATTACCATTAGTAGTTTTCATAATACGATCAATGTCTTTATACATACCATTCATTTTTTTAAACGGTATCCAACTGATATGTGAGGTTCTAGTTTTAGTATCTACTTCACCATCTCCAACTCCTGCATTTCGTTTAGGTTCAGCTCTTCCAGCTGCAATAATCATTTCACATTGTTTAGGTGTAAAAATTGGTGAAGTTGTTTCAACTATAAAAGATTTCCATTTAGGTTCTGTTATCATATTAATATCCGTATTCTATCCAACCCGTTATTATATATTTGTCATTCGATAAAGGAGGGTTGCCTCTATGAATATGCGTGAATTGTGACGGCCAAACTAACAACGTATTTTTTTCTGGTTTGAAACGACACTTTTGATATAAAAATTCTGTCTCCCCACCTTCGGTTACATCATTTAGATAAACCATAAAAGCTAATATTCTATTTCTTGCTTTCATTTCAGCATTCTCACAATGCCAATGATGATATCCTTCACCCACTTTTGTTTTCTGTATCTTAACTTCTAATATATTGTGTGTAGCTAACTTTTTTAAATAAGAGTATTTTTGAACATATAATGGATACACTTCTTTAAAAAATAAATCTATAAAGGGTTTGTTGTTATAAGTCATTGCAACATTGGTATCTGTTATAGTGTTTATTACGTTATCAGACACTAACATTTCATCTTCTTTTCTTGGATATACTGCACCCTGCTGTTCACATTTATTAAAATAATTTAAATAATCATTTATCAATTCATTTGGCATAAAGTTTTTAAATACACCAATATGGTCATCTCTAATCAAATATTGTTTATCCATTATCTAGCCCCTCTATTTTTGATTGGGTCAAACTGTACATCACAATTTGCAGCAAGTGTTCTTCGTGTTTCAGTAGTACCATTGAAAGGGTAAACACAATGCCTCATGTCATAAGGAAAGACATAAAAATCTCTAAGGTCCATTGGTGGTTGATAATCAATCTTTGCAAACTGACCATTAGCTGCACCTAGTATTTGTAGTCTACCATTTTGTGGTATATCAGCATTAGAATATTCTTTACCATACGTTGATGGTAATTTTAAAATCATCACAGAAGACAGACCTGTAAACAACGTTCCTCTATGAATGTGTGCTGGATTGTATTCATGTTCTTTCATCTCATTCACCCATATAGAATTTAAATGAGTGTCATACTCTCTAATTTTATTAAATGCTAGATAGTGTTTAAACACAGTCATAAAATAATCTGTTACGTTTGTAGGTAATAAATTATGACTTTTCATCTTTGATTGATCTTGACCGTTGTAAAATATAGAATGTTCGTTCTCTATCTTACCTACTAACTGTTTATTAGCTGGTTCAAGTCTATGAAAGTTTTGTTCGTATATTTGATTAATCGACTGAAAAATGTCTAACGGTACTTGATACTTTAAAATTGATTGACCTAAAAATACAAAATCAAAATTAAGATTTTGGTTTTCCATGTTGTTCAATTTGTTCTTTCTCTTTATAACTATTTTCTAATTCACCAGTTTTTTGAATTCTTTTTAATGATTCTAATTGACCCATTACATTAAATATATCCGTATCAGATGAGTTACTGTTCAATGTTTTTGCCTTTTGTGCATAATGTTTTCCATAAGATTCTAATTGATGTTGATTAACATCTTTGTCATTAAAAGAACCGTCATTAAATTCTTTCTTTAATCCAGACCACATACTGATTTCTCTCATTCTATGTCTTGCAGTTTTTTCCATAGACGCTTTTCCAAAACGAGATTCATCTAAATCAATTTCGTATTTAGTTAATTTATATTCGTCTGTTTCACTAGATATTTTTTTCTCTAGGTATTTAATCTTTGCGTCATTTCTTCTATAATCAAACGATAATGTCATTAAATTATCTAAGTAAGTTGATTGTTCTCTAACACACTGCCAATACTTTGAAGCTTTAGTTGGATATCTATTGTCTTGTAATACAGAAAATCTCGCCTCAGTTTCAGTTCGAAACATTTGTTTTTTAGTCCAAGTATCTCGCAACTCTTCCGTCATTGCCTTAAAATTATTAAGGTCTTTTGTGCTTAATAGATTGTTTAGATTGGGGATTTCTTTTTCAATAATATCTTTTACGCCGTCTTTTTTTACTATATCATCACTCATTCAGTTCTCCTTATTATATAATTATAATGTTACTATTATTTATAAGACTTTTTTATTCAGATGAAGAAATAATTTCTCTTAAAATTCCATTACCGTTCCATTCTTCAGTAGAACTTACTATTCCATCGTCAGTATTTCCACCAAAAGCTATAGCTGATGTTTGAGTACCATCGCCTGTCAATTCTGATCTTGCTGTGGATAAATCTCCGATCACAGTCCAGTTAGTTCCATTCCAAGAATCCGTTGAAGATACACTTGGGTTTCCACCAAAAACTAATCCTGCAGTTGAAGTTCCTGAACTAGCCATAGCGTTTTTAGATATACTAAGATCGTTCACTTCTGTCCAGTTAGTTCCATTCCATAATTCTGTTGCAGCGTGTGGAGTAGGACCTAGATCAAAACCTCCAGCGGCAACTGCTGCTGTTTGAATTCCAAAACCTGTTACACTAAATCTGTCCGTATTTAAATCATTCACCTCTGTCCAGTTAGTTCCATTCCATAATTCACAGGTAGCTTTTGGGGCAACAGGTCCATCTAAACCTCCAAATGCTAAAGAAGCTGTTTGAGTTCCACAACCTGTTATACTTCTTCTTTCATCATTCATATCATTTAATTCAGTCCAACTTGTTCCATTGTATGCTTCTGTTTTACCTGTCACATCATTTGGTGTATCAGATTCTTGTCCCCCAAAACATAATGCAGTTGTTTCAGTTCCTGATCCACCTACCGGTCCTTTTCTAGTAGTATTTAAATTATTAACCTCAGCCCAAGTGGTTCCGTTATATGATTCTGTCGCACTACTAATAGGTGGATCAACATCTCCACCAAACATTAGTCCTACTGTGTTTGACGAAGCAGCTCCTCCAGCTTGTTTTCTAGCAGTGTTTATATTACCACCCGTGACCCAAGCACCCACAGAAATTCCTGCGTTCCATTCTTCTGTGCTTGACAATATAGTACCGGCGGCATTTCTTCCTCCTGCACATAGTGTAGAAGTGCTAGTTCCAATATTACCATTTACTTGATAACTTGATATACTTAAATTTGTTGTTTCAGTCCAAACTGTTCCATTCCATAATTCAGTTGATCCTGTGGCTGTTGGTTTATTTCCTCCATAGGCTATAGTAGCCGTATTAGATCCTGCATTCCCTTGATAAAGTTTATTTGTATTTAAATTATTTACTTCATACCATGCTGTTCCATTCCAAATTTCTGTGCTTGCTACTGGAGTAGCTGGAGAAGGGTTAAGAAAACCTCCAACAGCTATGGCATTTGTACTACTAGTGCCCGTTCCTGACAATTGTCTTGCGGCATTTAAATCTGCAACTTCTGTCCAAGATGATCCATTCCAAGTTTCTGTTAAAGCAGAATCAGCAGTTCCATATCCACCAAAACATAATGCGTTAGTGTTATCAGTTGCGGATCCACCACCATCATATCTAGCTGTGTTTATATTTGCAACTTCTGTCCAGTTAGTTCCATTCCAAATTTCTACTTCTGCATTTACAGGAGGATCTACTGCACCACCCATATATATTGCTGAAGTCTGTGTTCCACCAGCACCAGCAGAACTTCGAGCAAGGTTAAAATCGTTTAATTCAGTCCAACTTGAACCGTTATATGCTTCTGTATGGCCTCGTGCTGGAGGTCCTCCTCCAAAAATTAGTCCTGCTGTTTGAGTGCCTGCTCCTCCTAGAGTTCTTCTTGCCGTATTAATATTACCACCACTAGACCAAGCATTGCCTATGAATTGTCTTTGAGTTTTTAGTTCGTCCGTTGAAGTGTTGTACCAAACTTGACCAACAAGTGGATTTGCTGGATCCGAAGTTACTACTTCTACATCTGTTCCGTGTAATTGTTTATAAGTTGCCATATTAATCTATTGTCTCCGTTATAATTCCGTTATCGTACCATTCTTCAGTTGATGCTGTAGGATTAGAACCATCATGACCACCAAAACCTAAACCATTTGCCTTAGTTCCAGAAGCACCCATTTGATTTCTTGCAGTTGTCATACTATTTTCATTTGTCCATAAAGTTCCATTCCAAGATTCTGTTGCTGTTGTAGGACTTGGAGATTGTCCACCAAAAGCTAAAGCAAGTGTTGATGTTCCTGATGCTGCTGTATTACCTCTACCTGTATTTAAATTAAGTACTTCAGTCCAATTAGTTCCATTCCATAATTCTGTTTCAGCTGATTGTGCTCCACCACCAACAGATAGTGCTGCCGTGCTAATTCCAGTTCCTGACATTTGACCTCTCGCTGTATTTAAATTATTTAATTCTGTCCAGTTGGTTCCATTCCATAATTCTGTACTATCAAGATTATCTGAGTCACCATTTTCTCCACCAAAAGCTAACGCTGCTGTGCTATTTGCACCAGCACCTGCAAACTGTCTTCTACCTGTATTTAAATTATTTACTTCTGTCCAATTAGTTCCATTCCATATTTCATTATCAGCTTTAACAGGTTGTCCACCAAAAGCTAATGCTGATGTTGAAGTTCCTGCCCCTCCAAAAGAACTTCTTGCTGTATTTAAATCGTTTAATTCACCCCAAGCTGTACCATTGTATGCTTCTGTAAATGCTCTAACTGATCCATTATTTCCACCAAAAGCTAAAGCTGCTGTTTGAGTGCCTGCTCCCTCCATTGCAAATCTAGCAGTGTTTAAATTACCACCACTAACCCAAACTCCTTGAGCCACGTTGGCATTCCATTCTTCTGTGTTAGGTATAGTTACGGCTTGTGTTCCACCTGCTGCTAAACCAGATTGATTACTAGCACCAGAACCAAAAGGTAATCCTGTTCTTGCTGTACTCATGTCTGATATTTCAGACCAACTAGTTCCGTTCCAAGATTCTGCACCAGCTATAAAATTAGGAGGTGAGTCAGATCCTCCAAAACTTATTGCAGATCCTGATGTACCTGCTGCTCCATTAGCTGAAAGAGCAGATCCAGTTATATCATTCACTTCTGTCCAGTTTGTCCCATTCCATAATTCCGTTTGTTTTAATAAACCTGGAGAGCCTACTCCAGCAATAGCTATCGCTGAGTCTTCATTTCCAGCGGCACCCGTAGCGGCTTTTGCTGTATTTAAATTATTAACTTCTGTCCAATTTGTTCCATTATATAATTCTGTGTCTGCTGAATATCCACTAGGTGGGTTTCCACCAAAAGCTATCGCTGCAGTACCTACATCTGCAGCACCATTTAATTCTCGTCTTGCGGTATTTAAATCATTTACTTCGGTCCAATTCGTACCATTCCATAATTCTGCAATTGCTACGTTTGCATTAGTAAATCCACCAGCACCTATAGCAGATGCTGCACTTCCTCCAACACTATGACCTCTTCTCGCTGTGTTTAAATCATTTACTTCTGTCCACGCTGTTCCATTATACGACTCTGTCACTGCTAAGTTACCATCAGGAGGATTTATTCCACCATAAGCTAAAGCTGCTGAACTAGAAGTACCAGCGGAACCTCCAACTTTTCTTGCAGTATTTAAAGAACCTCCAGTAGACCATGCACTTCCAACAGATGATTTACGAATACGAAAACCATGAACAGTCGTATTATACCATAACTGTCCTACATAAGGATTATCAGGATCCTCTGTATAGTTTTTTAATTTCGTACCTTTAAGTTCTTGATAAGTTGCCATTGTTTTCCTTGTTATTCAATCAATGTTATATCTAATGGTTTTGCGCCTAATCTCTCAATTTTATCGTCTGCTGACTCGTCTGAAACATTGTTGTTGTCCCATGCTGTTTGATTAGCGTCTACTTGTGCTGTAACAATAGTTTGAGCTTGAGCTTTTGTTTTAACAGTTCCACCTACTTTCGCAATCCAAAGATTTGCGTGTTTATTGTAAGCGGGAACTTGCCAAACATTAGCAGGAAAACTAGTGAAAGTAATTTTAATTGATTCAACGTGGTCAATAAAACCTTTTCCCCAATTTTCTGCTACACAATATTGATATGTTTTTGCCATTTTATTCTCCTTATTCGCTTGTTGTTGTTAATGTTTTTATTACGAAACCTGTTCCGTCCCATTCTTCAGTTGCTGTAGTGGGTCCTGGGTTTTCCCCACCAAATGCTAATGCTGCAGTTCCTGATCCTGAAGATCCAAAAGTATCTACTGCTGCGTTCATACTATTTTCATTTGTCCAACTTGTTCCGTTCCAAGATTCTGTGTTAGCTGAATATGCTTCAGCTGGAGTTTCACCACCGAATGCTAAACCTGCTGTTGCAGTTCCTGCTCCACCAGATCCTTGATTAGCAACATTCAGATCATTTACTTCTGTCCAGTTTGTTCCATTCCATAATTCTGTGTTTGCCATTGCAGGAGTAGGTGCACTTTCTCCACCAAACACTAACCCAGCTGTACTAGTTCCAATTCCCATAATGCCATGTCTTGACGTGTTTAAATCATTTAATTCTGTCCAGTTGGTTCCATTCCATATTTCATTAACTTTTACTTCTCTTGGTGATCCTGAACCACCAGAAGCTAAAGCTGCTGTTACAGTTCCAAAAGATGCCATATCACTTCTTGCAGTATTTAAATTATTAACTTCTGTCCAAGTATATCCATTCCATATTTCATTTGCAACTGTATTTGGTGAAGCGTTACCACCAAAGCATAAAGCTGATGTAGCATTAGCACCTGCTGTGCCTGGAGCATATCTTGCTGTATTTAAATCGTTTACTTCACCCCAAGCTGTACCGTTGTAAGATTCATTATTTGCTGATAAACCACCTGGCGGAGTTTCTCCTCCTATACCTAAAGATGATGTTTGAGTACCTGTTCCTCTAACGTGAATTCTAAGAGTATTCATATTTCCACTCGTTGCCCATGCCCCAAGAGCAACATTAGCATTCCATTCTTCTGTTGCAGCTGTGTTAGCACCGTCATAACCACCAAAAGATAAACCAGCTGTAGATGTACCTCCCGTTGCGTGTATGGATTGTACTCTATTTAAATCATTTACTTCTGTCCAGTTGGTTCCATTCCATAATTCTGTCTTAGCTATAACGGCTGGTACTCTTCCACCAACAACTAAACTTGCTGTTGCAGTTCCAAGTCCTGCCGTAGCATTTCGAGCAGTATTTAAATCATTTACTTCTGTCCAGTTGGTTCCATTCCACTGCTCTGACAACGACTGTATACCAGGATTATCTATCTGACCTCCAGAAGCTAAGGCAGATGTATTATCAGATCCTGCTGCCGCTATTTGACTTCTCGCTGTATTTAAATCATTAACCTCTGTCCAGTTTGTTCCGTTCCAAGATTCTGTATTATCAATATTATCTGTGTCACCATTTTCTCCACCAAAACCTAAAGCTGATGTTGCAGTTCCAGATCCCATAATTGCTCTTCCAGTATTAATGTCGTTTACTTCTGTCCAATTAGTTCCATTCCACAATTCATTTAATGCATTAGTAGGACCTGGATTTGCTCCAGTACATATGGCTGCTGTTTGTGAACCACATCCCATAACCCCATTTCTTGCAGTATTTAAATTGTTTACTTCTGTCCAAGCGGATCCATTGTATAATTCTGTATTTGCTGTATTAGGTGGAATAAATCCTGCAAAAGCTATACCTGCTGTTTGAGTGCCTCCTCCTCCTAGACCATTTTTTACTTGATTTAAATCTCCACCAGTAGACCAAGCACTACCTATAAATTGATCTTGATATTTAAATTCTGAATTTACACTATCATACCAAAATTGACCTGCTTTTGTATTAGCAGGATCTCCATCGACATTTTGAATCGAAGATCCATGTATGTCTTTATAAGTGGTCATGATTATTTATTCTTCAGTAACCAACCTTGTGTACCGTCTGTAAATACTAGGGTGTTTGCTGCTCTTTCTGTTGCCACAGTTAAATTGTCTGTGGATCCGTGAATTTTTTCTGAACCATTAGCAGCTATCGTTAGATTATTAGAGTCAAATGTTCCTGCATAATCTATAAATGCAACTTCATCTCCTATAGTTCCTGCAGGTAATGTTAAAGTCCATGCA